ATTTATTAAAAATGTATCTATAGATAATGAAAAAGAATTACGTTTATTTGAAGCTGATGCAAGTGGATCAAATTATATAGCTATTAAAGCCCCTAGTTCCCTTTCTTCTAATACGACATTTACACTTCCAGAAGATGGGACTGCTGATCAAGTTTTAAAGACTAATGGAAATGGAGTACTTACCTTTGCCGATGCTAGTGGAGGAGGCGGATTAACTGGACCAAATACTCAACAATTATTTATAGAAGCAGACAATGTAATGAATAATAACTTTACAACAGGGGCAAATAAAAATTATCTCAACCTTCTTCCATTATCAATTAATGCCACATTAACTGTGACAGATGGAAGTTTTATGCATTTTGTATCAAATTAGTACAAGACTATGTTAAAAAATTTTCTTTATTTAAGTGGATCAGGCGAGTTTACTGGTTCTGGTGGTGAACAATTATTTGCAGAAAATGATAATCAAATTAGCACTAATTTTGCGACCTCAAGTAATAGTGATTATTTAGGCGTGTTACCGTTAACTATAGATGCCACCTTGACGGTGACTTCTGGATCCAGTATTTCTTTTATATAAACATTTAAATATGTCAAAATTAAATGTCGATGAAATTGAGGCTAATAGCACTAATAATAATGTAAAAATTGTTGGAAAAGGTGTTGATGGAGCGTGCGAAATTAAAGGAGCAACTAATGATGCAACTTTGCAATTAAATTGTTCAGCACAAAGTCATGGAGTTAAATTAAAAGCTCCATCAGATAGTGCAGGTCAAAACCATACAATGATCTTGCCAGATAATCAAATAGCAACAAATAAATTACTAAAAGTAAAAAGTATTACTGGAAGTGGAGCATCTGCTGTAGGCCAATTAGAGTTCGCAGACGAACCAAATGTAGATCTTACTACTCTAAATGCTGACAATATTACTACAGGTACAATATCTGCAAGTAGATTTCCTTCTAGCTTACCTGCTACTTTAGGTGCAGGTTATCAATATGTAAATAAATATACTACAAGTGCAGTAACAACATATGTTGACATCGATTTAGATGATGATTCTTTATATAGATTAATAGGTAAACAGATTGAAACTACTGGTGTTGGTAATGTAAAAATGTTTTTTAAAAATGCCAGTGGTACTAATTATAATGTAAATTATTTAAATTATTATGGTGCTAGTAGTAGTGATCATACTCTCGTCCCTGATTCGAATAATACTCCAACTATTGATTTACAAATGCATGCAGCTGGCACTGGTAACCTTTATAAAAGTCAATTTATAGCAGATATAGGAACTAAAGGAGGTTTTGTACATATGTTTTATAAGGGTTTCCATTTAGGCGTTGCTGATTCTCGTTCACAGGCTTACGTAACAATAAATAATTCAGGTTCACTACGTAAACTAAGATTAATGCCTACTGGTGGTGATTTTGCTGCTGGATGCCAGTTTTTATTATATAAATGGAATGAAACTTAGATTTGAAATGATAACATCAATTACAATTAAATAAGTAATCTAAGCTAGTATGTCAAAAATAAAAATTAACGAAATTGAAGCTTTATCCAATAATGGTGATCTTGATATAACACCTAATGGAACTGGTGTTTTTGAAGTTTCAGGCGATGGTAATGATGGAACTTTACAATTAAATTCAGCTTCACAAACTAACAGCGTAAAGATAAAGTCGCCTAATGATGCTGCTGGTCAATCTTATTCATTAGTTTTACCTGAAAACAATCTTACAGCAGATAAGTTTTTACAGGTTGGAACAGTCACAGGAAGTGGTGCGACTGCTGTTGGTCAATTACAGCAAGCTACTATTACACCTCAAGATGGAACGCAACTTGATGCAGCAAACTTATCAAGTGGCTCCGTAAATCCCAATAGAGTTGGAGATTTACCTGCTTCTTCGGGATTTGCTTTAAAACTTATTAGTAAACAAACTGTCACTCAAGATGACACTATTTCTAGTATAAGTTTTACTGGCATTGAAGATGATTCTTTATATAGAATAGTACTTAAAAATTTTATTATAAAACATACCATTAGTAAACCTTATACAGATAGTCATACAAGTGGAATTGTTTCACAGTACCCAGGGTTCTTTTTTCTCGATAGTAATGGAGATTCTTACAGGTCTCGAATGCACGCCAATGAATTTGGTGGTTCTGCTGGTTATGGATATATGAACTCACGAAGTAGTCAATCTTATAGTGGTATATTACCGTATTATTACTTCCCTACTCCTACTACTAGAGAAGTAGCGACATTAGGAGGGTGGATGAACCTTAGTACAAAATCTGGTTATGGGTTTGCCCATGTAGATGCTTATTCAGGAGTACATATGATGAAAATGTTTATTTCTTTTCACTATGCTGATACAAATAACAGAATACATGGTGTAGGATTTGTTCCAACAAGCTATGGATATTATTTCTTTGGTGCGGGTACTGAACTTTTACTTTATAAGTATATAGAATCATAAGTTTTGATGAGTTTTCATGAGCTATAGTTAAACAAGGAGCAAATCTTATGTCAAAAGTAAAAGTAGATCAAATAGAGAGTTCTGATAGTAATGTCAAAATAGCTGGCAAAGGTACAGGTGTTGTTAAAGTCAAGGCTTCAGGTGGAACTGATGCTGCAATTCAACTTTCATCTGGATCAGGAGCTCACGGTGTAAAAATAAAATCCCCTCCTCATAGTGCTGGTCAATCTCATACTCTAATTCTGCCTGATAATAATATTGAACAAGATAAATTTTTAAAAATTAAAAGTATTTCTGGAAGTGGTTCTACAGCAGTGGGACAATTAGAATATGCGTCCCTTGCTTCACCAGATTTAACACAAATGGATGGTTCTCATTTTACATCTGGAAGCATACCTAGTGGTAGATTTACCAACGCCTTCAATGGATCATCAGGTGCTGGTTATAAATTAGTAAGTACAACAAATGTTACTACGCCTGTTGCTAGATTTAATTTTACATTTGATGACAACAGTGTATATTACTTGATCGGTAAAAATATAACATTATCATCTATCCAATATCAATTTAGGATATATTTTTTGTATTCAGATGGTTTACGAACCTTTAGTCAAAATCTTCAGTATAATACTCTATTTGGGGCAACAGGATCCGATACGAAGGGTCAAAATGCATATAATCGTGCAAGTATTGCTAATTTAAATATTTCAAGTGGAACTTATCCTGATGGTTATCACGACAAATTTAGTATGTATATGGAAATAAGTACAAGAAAACAATCTAATTTTATTAAATATAGATGCATTGGTACGAATTTTGCTACAGGTAGTATGAGAACTGAGGCTGACATTTCCTATAATGAATTGTATCAATTTCTACCTCTACATGGTATACAATTAGATTGTAGTGGTCAAAATTTCACTACAGGGACTAAATTTTTACTCTATAAATACGGAGAAACTTAATGTACAAAATGGTGAATGGTGTAACTATTGAAATGACACCAGAAGAAATAGCTGACTTCAAGGCAAGTCTTCCTACTGAAGAAGAAATTCTTGCTACTAAATGGCAAGGTGTAAGGTCACAAAGAAATATTAAATTAGCTGCAACAGATTGGAGAGCTAGTAGTGATCTCACATTATCTGATGCCTGGAAGACCTATAGACAGGCTTTACGTGATATACCAACACAATCTGACCCAGACAACATTACTTGGCCTACAGAACCTAGTTAACTTAAAATTAGACATTTTAAACTAGATATAAAGTAATAAAAAATCTAGATGTCATACATAGGATCAGAGCCTAATTTCCTTAATCAAAATAGGGAAGTAGATGATATAAGCGGTAGTTTTAACGGTAGTACTACGACTTTTAACTTGCAAGTTTCTGGTCAAAATGTAAATCCAGAAAGTGTTAATAATGTTCTAGTTTCTGTTGGTGGTGTATTACAAAATCCAGGAACGGATTATACGATTAATGCAGCCACTATAGTTTTTGCAACAGCCCCAGCTAGTGGATTAAATTTTTGGGGATTGATATTAGGTGAATTAGTAAATACAGGATCTGTATCTGATGGAACAGTGACAACAGCAAAAATTGCTGGACAAGCTGTGACTGCTGCTAAGTTAGCTAACACTGCGGTTTCAGCAGGTTCTTACACAAATGCAAGTATTACAGTTGATGCACAGGGAAGACTTACAGCAGCCTCTTCTGGTGCTGCAGGAGGAATTACTGTACAAGAGGAAGGTAGTTCATTATCTACAGCTGCAACCACTTTAAATTTTGTTGGTAGTAATGTAACTGCATCTGGCACTGGTGCTACAAAAACAATTACTGTTGCTGCAGGAGGAATTACTGTACAGGAAGAAGGAAGTTCTTTATCCACAGCTGCGACCACTTTAAACTTTGTTGGTAGTAATGTAACTGCATCCGGTACTGGAGCAACTAAAACAATTACTGTAGGAGGAATTTCTAATCTTGTAGAAGATACGACTCCGGAGCTAGGTGAAAATTTAGATGTATTAACGAGAGAAATAACTACATCTACATCAAATGGAAACATAAAACTTGCTCCTAACGGAACAGGAGCAGTAGAGATAAAAGGTGATGGTAGTAGTAATGATGGTGTTTTACAGTTAAATTGTCATGTAAATAGTCATGGAGTAAAAATAAAATCCCCTCCTCATAGTGCTGGTCAGTCTTATACGATGATCCTGCCAGACAACCAAATTGCAGCAGATAAAGTTTTAAAGGTTAAGAGTATTACAGGCTCTGGAGCTACAGCAGTAGGACAGTTGGAATATGCAGATGCTAGTGATGCGACAAAGATGCCCTTAGCAGGTGGCACGTTTACAGGTTCCGTTGTTTTTGAAGATGCAATAAATGAAAATGTATTTGCTATAACTGACGCTTCTTCTGTTGCCTTAGATCCTGATAACGGAATGGTTCAGACTTGGACATTAGGGGCTAATAGAACTGCAACTGATAGTTTAACTACTGGTCAATCTATGCTTTTAATAGTAATTGCAAGTACTAATAATTATACTTTAACTTGGCCTTCTATGAAGTGGAATGGTGGTTCTGCTCCCTCTTTCGGAGGTACTGATCCTGTCGCAATAGAGTTGTTTAAAGTAGGAGGTCAATTATATGGAGCAAATATTGGAGAGTTATCATAATGAGATCACACCACTTAAGAATCGCTACCCCTTCTGTTGGTACTCCTTATGATCCTCTTTCTACTTTAAATGATCTTGCTTATGGTGGTTTTTTTTCGGGTGGCGGTCTTAGTAATCCAATTAATGTAGGAAATGGAGGTGACGCTACTAGAAGCGGTATGTATACATCGGGTTGGGTTACCTATGGAGGAATGTGGATAGACCCTAACCCAACTACATATCTAAATGCTCCCTACACAGTTAATTGGAGGAATTATGGGGGAAATACGAATGCTAAAGGTAGAATTATTCAATTTGGTAGTACATCAAATAATCAAAATCATGGAGAAGGAGCAAAGTTTATGGAATGGGATCTTGCTGGAAGTAATTATAGTCCATCATCTACTTATTCTAAATATTATTTTGATGATACTAAATATTATCAAAGGTATAGTGGAAATTATTTTTCAAGATGGGAACGACCCTCAAGTACATATAGTACAACAGTAGGTTATATGGGCGACGGCACACCTGTTTGGTTACTAACTAAGAGGAAAATGATAAGTAGTATTAGTCAACAAGAAGTGCATGTTTATAGTTACCCTTACCCAGGCTCAGATGCTATAGGTAGATACAATCTTTCGGTATTAGGTACTAATGAAATGGGACAAACATCAGACTTAAATATGTGTTTTTCTGGTCATCAGCTTTTATTTGTACAGCAAGGTGCATACGGAGGTAGCACCTATGTTTGGGGATATGATATGCCAGCTAGTACAACAGTAGGTTATAGCAACAATGCACCTTTAAAACCAATGAGTTCTTCTTACGATGCTTTAGAATCTAGTTCAACTATCTCTGCAACGACAAGATGGACATTTCCAGGCCGTATAAAAAATGGTACTCGTAGAAGCATAGTTTTTACAGGCGATGGCATTGTTGGCAATGTATATAACGCTGGTGATTTGGCATATGTCCGATTAACAGGTGTAGATTTTGCTGGTTCAGGTATGAATGGCAGTCATTCTCATGTAAGAAATTTATCTTCTTTTGATACTCATGGTTATGGACAAATTGCTATGGATTATCAATCTAGAACTTTAGTGCAGTATGAATATGGTGGTTCTTCTAGAAGAGCTAGACTTTTTTACGATTAATAGTATGACGTGTTATTATGTTTTTATATAATAATTATAGATAAGTATTATAAGTACATTATGAAATATGCAATTATTGAAGGCACTACTGTAAAAAGCACTGGTACACTACAACAATTATTTCCTAATACAAGCTTTAATTTAAGTACACCTAATGCAGATTTTTTAACTGCAAATAATACTGTAGATCTTATAGAAGATTTATAATACACACCAAAAACGCAAAAATTGGTATATGTTGAGCCTTATGTTGATAATGGAAAGGCTTACAATGTGAAAGTAGAGCTGATGACTACAGAAGAACAGAATCAGTATATTTCTGATGAGTGGTTTAATGTAAGATTACTTAGAAATGATTTATTAGGATTATCAGATTGGAGAGCTAATAGTGACGTTACCTTGTCTGATGATTGGAAAACTTATAGACAGGCTTTGCGTGATATTACAACACAATCAGATCCATTTAATATTACTTGGCCTACAATGCCTAGTTGAAACGAGATAGTTATTAGCAACTTGCAGTAATTAGATCAATTTAGTAAAATTTAA